GATGGCAATGTAGTTAAGGATAGTACGTAGGCATAGTACAGTCATAACATTAATTATGCATAGTCTATTTTAGTATCAAGTAAAGTATTTAGTATCATCATCTATCAATGTAAATTAAAGATTGAAATTGTCTGCCTATTGAGGGGGGTTGCCCCATGTAGGCGGTATACATTCCTATTCAGGACAATCCCAAAAAATTTTTTATTCTCGTGACTTTTCCTATTTTTTTTCCATCTAAAGCACTTCTGTTCCGTCTTTTACCTAAGTACTTAACATTCAACGACTTATATCTTACTCCAAAAAACGAATAATCATTTACATACCTAAACCATTAACACTAAGGCACTTATGACAAAAAAACTAAGCTTTCAGAAAAAAAAGTACTCCGATCAGATGTTGGTCATGGAGTGGCATTATCGACGTGAGAAGGAAGCGGCACAGATTCGGCACGCAAGAAAGATGGTCTTAAGAGGTGGTAGAGACTGAATTCTTATTATAAGAGATGGGCAAATTGTCATTTTCCCCTCCCTTATATATCCCTCCCCTTTGCTACTAATACCCCCAAGAAGAAACCATCAAAAGAAGAAATTTTCATTATCCATTTAATTTGCGAGTTGTCAAGAAAAATTTTTGATTCAATTTTTTTGTATGCATTTTTTTTGAGTTTTGGTAAGTTAGATTTTTAAACCAAGGAGTCGGAAATGGACGTCGAAGAGGAAGTTATTTTTCCATGGAACTTAATTAAAGAAACTTGCGGGATAAAAAAATACAAGGAAATGGTTGATGAAATTAAAATTAGAAAGGAAAGAAGAAATGAACAAACGCGTGAATCTATATACGAGGACGGCGATACCAGGGTCGATGATTGCATGGCTCTTGTCGTATTCGGTCAATAGCAGTCTCCTTTGGGGTCTGGTGCACGGAGCCTTAGGGTGGATCTATGTCACTTACTGGTTGCTGAACAACACGGACATATGCGCATGGATTCGGACATGGGTGGTATAAATGGCGGCAATAGATAAGATATACGGAAGCCGGGAAGAGTGGAAGGAACTTAGGGTATGGTTGAATACCAATCGCTGGGACTTTATGAAGAACATGTACACCGAGCCAGAGATCAGCGGGCCTCTTGCGAACTTTACGGAGGAACAGGATAAGTGGCTTTGGGAGAACTGTCCTTTGTTTTTCGTGAGGAACCGATTGAAAGAGCAGTATAAGGAATACGATTTAGAGGGAGAGTACCATGATAGTTGAAGTGACATTGAAACCGTGCCCCTGGTGTAAGAAGACGCCGGAGATCTACTTGCCTATTCACGAGACATATGAGGGTGAAAGTTGGCGATGGGGAGTCGAATGTAGGTGTGGAGAATGTTGGGTCAAACCGAAAGGTAAGCATGTTACGGTTAGGAAGAGTCAGAAGACGGATTACATGAAGATCGTTGAGAAGCTGCGCAATTTAGCTTTGTATTGGAATTCGGGAAATGATTATAAAGCGTACGAGAAGAAACGGATTGATTTAAGTAAGATACCAGGAGCGAAATGATGATGGGATTTTTTGGAAGAAGTAGCTTTATACCGGAGTTTAGTGAAACACCCAGTCTGCAGCAAAAGATGGAAAGATGGATTCGCGTCGAAAATGGACTTCCTGATAGTGACAGGTTAGTTCAGACTGTGATAAAAAAGAAAAGTTTTGATAAAATTGAGAAATCTTTTTTAGAACTTCAGAATTTTTGTCCCCGTAATGGATGGTTAGGTTCTTCCGGGGTAATTGCATGGAAAGAGTGTGATTCTGAGTTATTAAGTATGATTAAGGAAAAACAATGAATCGAGAACAGATAACAATATTTGGGGAGGCCGAAGATGACGTGGTGGGGCAGATGCTTGCTGTATGTGGAAAAAGTCCTGTGGCGCACGCCGTTCTGTGTGCTGACAGTCACCTTGGATATTCTGTTCCTGTTGGGGGCGTGGTGGCTTATGAAGGTCGGATTTGTGTCAATGGAGTCGGCTTTGATATCGCTTGCGGGAATAAAGCTGCTCGCCTTGATGTCGATGCCCTCGGAGTGAAGAAGGACATTTACCGGACAATGAATGAAGTTCAGAAGCATATTAGTTTTGGAATCGGAAGGAAGAATAATGAACCAGTTGAGCATATTTTGTTTGATGATGATTTGTGGACAACTATTCCTTTGCTTGCTTCTCTTAAGGATAAGGCTCGCGCTCAACTTGGAACTGTGGGCTCTGGAAATCATTATGTTGATATATTTACCGATGAGCATAATCGTGTGTGGGTCGGGGTACATTTTGGTTCGAGAGGTCTTGGGCATTCGATAGCGACACATTTTATAAAAGCAGGAGGAGGAAAGGATGGAGTGCATGCTGACCCGGTTGTATTTGATGAAAGTAGTGACCTCGGAGAACAGTATCTTAAATGCATGGAATTGGCTGGCCGATACGCTTATGCTGGTAGAGACTGGGTGTGTCAGAGAGTATCAAGAATCTTGCGGGGAGAAATCTTGGAAGAGGTCCATAATCACCACAACTTTGCGTGGAAAGAATCACATTTTGGTAAAGATTTGTGGGTCATCCGAAAAGGATCAACACCTGCTTTCCCAGGCCAGAGAGGCTTTGTTGGCGGATCTATGGGAGACATATCAGTCATTATCGAAGGAACCGATTCAGAAGCATCAAGGGATAGTCTCTTTTCTACAATCCATGGAGCTGGCCGTGCAATGGGAAGAACTCAAGCCAAGGGCAAAGTCAATCGTAGAACGGGTGCAGAAATACGACCCGGATTGGTCACTAAGCTTGCCCATGAAGATTGGATGGACAAAGCTGGAGTAGAAGTGCGTGGAGGCGATTTAGATGAATCACCTTTGGCTTATAAACGCATTGAACAGGTATTGCAGGCTCATGAAGGAACTATCAAGGTATTACATACGTTAACACCCATTGGGGTCTGTATGGCCGATTCAAGGGAAAGAGATCCATATAAAGATTAAGGGGAAATGATGGAAGAAGTTATTAGGCTTTTAGGTGAGATGATTAAAAGACTCGACACTTTGATCGTTCAGAATGAGGAATGCATTCGCAAAAGAGAACTTCTGGATCGGAGTTATTTGGAGAAGGAAATAGCCTTAACGAAGCATAAATTGGAAGTGTTGAATCGATGAGAAAGTTATTCTGTAAAATTTGTGGTTCCGCTGCACGGTATTTCACAAATTTCGATGCACACTTCTGCGGGATATGCAATACATGGCTCGATAAATCCTGTGAGGATACCACGTGTCGTTATTGTTCAGGAAGACCAGCGAGGCCATTGAAAGTTGAAGTACCTGTCGAAAAAAAAGCATCAAAGAAAAAAACCGAATAGATCTGAAGAAGGACACTGGGAAGGTAAGTACTGGTGTAACTGTCGGACAAGAATGTATAGATTATGGTTAGGAAAGAAGAGGTGGGATGGAAGAGAATAATAAAGGGTTAGTATATGTTGGGAAGATTATTGAATTGGATCGAATTCCAGATGCGGATTTTATTGTTTCGGCTACAGTCGTTTGTGGTCAGGGGGGTAAATGGCGAGGGGTTGTTCGTTCCGCTGACTTTAGTATTGGCGACAAGTGCATTGTTTTTTTGCCTGATTCATTGGTTCAAGAAAGCGATGATATGGCTTTTTTAAAGTCCTCTGGGTGGCGTGTAAAGATGCGGCGGTTTAGGCGAGCTCCAAGTGAAGTGGTAATTATGCCGAATAAGTTCAACCTACTCGTTGGAAATGATGTTACGTTTCTCTGCGGGGTTACTAAGTACTGTAAACCTGTGCCTGCGTGTCTTAATGGTTTAGCTAAAGGGTTGTTTCCAGACTTTATACCTAAGACGGATGAACCGAATTACCAAAGACCGGACGCGAATGTTGCTGAGTTGATAGGAAAACCGTTTTACGTCAGCCTTAAGATGGATGGAAGTTCGACGACGGCATTCAAACATAACGGTGAGTTCGGTGTGTGCAGTCGGAACCTGGAACTGAAGAAGGATGAAAACAACGGCTACTGGAAGGTCGCGCAGAAGTACAAGTTGGAAGAGAAGTTGCCGGATGAGACAGCGCTTCAGTGGGAGACGTGTGGCCCAGGTATTCAATCTAATCCTATGGGTCTTAGTGACTTAGAGGGATACGCGTTTTCGGCATACAATATCGTTGAGAAGCGTTATTTTACCATGAAAGAGACGATTGATCTGTGCGAGAAAATCGATTTTCCTATGGCTGAGATTCTGAGGGAAGGAGACTGTTTTAGTAATTATGGGATTGAAGTTTTAGGTGAAGGAACATACGATAACCACAAGCAAAGAGAGGGTGTTGTAGTCCGGAGTCAAGAGAACTTGTTAGGACATAAACCCATAAGTTTCAAAGTGATAAACCTAAACTACGAGAAATAAAATGCCATGTAGATGTTGCGGGGCGAGTCGACCTACCAAGGGGTTAAATCAGACTATGGAAGAGAAGTTGATCAATGCCAATCTAAAGTTAGTTGCTGCTATGGTGTTGAAAAAGGACGAAGGCTCCTATTACGGAATCGATGAATGGAAAAAAGGATGGTTAGAGGCTTTCGAGCATCATTTATACGGGTGTCCAGAAAAGAAATGAGCCGAAGTAAACGAAAACCTTATTATGGTAATGCTCCCTATGCTAAATGGTGGAAATCATTATTCAATAAGAATATAAGAAGAAATACCGAAGAAATACCCGATGGAAAATTCTATAAACGGTTAAATGAGTCTTGGTGTTCGCCGATGGAGCACAAACATGGTTACTGGGACGTTCCGAAACTGAGGAGAAAATGATTTGGAAGAGTAAAGAGCAGCCGATTTACGTCTTTTTGGATGATATTTGGCAGAGAGAGACAGATAAAGCTTGGTTTTTTCCTTTAGAAGAACATAAATGCTGGGGAAGTGCTTGTGCGTCGGCGGTTTACTGGACAAAACGGACTAGAGTAATGAAAACACGCGGAAATATAAGGAGAGAAGATGAAATTACAGCCTGTCGGAAGGAGTTTGCTCGTATGTGTGCGGAAAAAGAAGAGTAAACACGGACTTTTGTTGCCTGAAGACCATAGTGATCCTCAGCACGCACAAGTAATTGGAGTGGGAGAGAAGGTGGAAATGCCAGTGAAGGAAGGGGATATGGTCTTGGTTAGTCCTTATGCTGGAATGAAAGGAGTTGGGGGCGATGATGAAGCTCCATATTTACTGATTGCGGAAAAAGAAGTGTTGGGGATATTAATAGAATGATTATAGAATTAAGTGATGATGAATTAATTTGCATTTTGGCGACATTAAAGATATATGATAATGAGTATGATTTTTCTACAGAAACACGTAAAAATTTGTTAAAACGATTACAAATAATAAGAAATATAATGATTGGAGACGAAGATGCCAGAAAAGAAAAAATGGATACAGGGTGCGATCAAGAAGCCAGGAGCACTACACAAAGAGCTAGGAGTTCCAGAAGGGAAGACTATTCCGGCCAAAAAGCTCGCCACTGCTGCTAAAAAACCCGGGAAAGAGGGTCAACGAGCGCGATTGGCTGAGACATTGAAGGGATTTAAGAAGTAATGGAAGAATTTACTAAAGGTTTTGCTACGGCACAGAAAGAACCACGCTATACGGACTTGGGTGTAACTCGGAAAGACCTTAATAAGCTGGAAGACTATTGTGTGGATCAGTGGAAAAAGTTGAAAAAAGAGATTGATGAAATAAGACGTAGCCAAAAAAAATAATAATAACTATAAATAAAAATGCGGGTGTAGCTGAGTGGCTTAGCGGTCCCCTAATCCGGGACGACGTACGATGGTTCGAGTCCATCTGCCCGCATTATCGCTGGATTAGCTTAGTGGTTAGAGCAGACTCCTAATCCGAGTCGTGAGGCACAGGTTCGATTCCTGTATCTGGCGTTCATATAAAGTCCACACCTATAATGGATGGCTGAGATTGGAAGGCGCAGTTGACCTGATCACTCAAATGTTACACAGGCTTTACATACCTGTTAAGTTATAGCTCCAGAAATGGAAGGTTGTTGAACTCGTGAGGCCCAACCGTGAAAAAGCCTCTAGACATGGACTTTTAGCTCAGTTGGTAGAGCGTGTGCCCGTTAAGCACTAAGTCGGAGGTTCAAATCCTTCAAAGTCCTATAAGTCGGGTTAGTTCAATTGGTAGAGCTCCTGTTTTGTACTCAGGGAGTTGTGGGTTCGAATCCTACATCCGGCAAACTTAATATTCCTCGTTGTTTAAGTCCGGTCAAGCTTCTGGTAAGTTCGGGGGCACGTACGATTGACTGGGGGAGATAATAAACGCGGCTCAGATTTCATGAGGTCTGGGCCGTAGCTCCTATTCAAATTTTTTTTCTCAAAAATTAAAATAAAGATTATATGTCTCTAATTCTTCCTTACGGCTATTCGCCTCGTCCTTATCAAGTAAATATTTTAAAAGCTTTAGACAATGGGTGTAGAAACGCCTGCTGGGTAGTCCATCGGCGTGGTGGAAAAGATACTACGATGTGGAACTATATGATCAAGCGCGCCTACATGGAACCTGGGACGTACTACTACTTCCTACCCACTTTTGCGCAGGCGAAGCGGGTTATCTGGGACGGCATGACGAACGACGGTAAACGTATGATTGACTACATCCCGAAAGAGATTATCGACGGAAATATCAACAACACGGAAATGAAAATCTGGATCAACGGAGCGCATGGACAAAGTTTGATTCAGTTGGTGGCAGGCGACGCATATGACGGTATCATGGGAACGAATCCTCGCGGCATTGTGTTCAGCGAGTGGAGTTTGATGGACCCGATGGCCTATGAGTTCGTGAAGCCTATACTAGCTGCGAATGGAGGGTGGTGTGCGTTCATTTACACTCCGAGGGGGAAGAACTGCGGCTGGGATTTAGCTGAGATCGCCAGGAGGAATCCGCAGGACTGGTTTTACGAGTTGCTTACGGTGGAGGAAACGGGGGTTCTTACTAAAGAGCAGGTAGAAACGGAGCGTCGTAAGGGTATGCCCGAGGATATGATCCAGCAGGAATTTTACTGTAACTTCAATCGAGGGCAGGAAGGAGCCTACTACGGACGTCAAATGGAAGAACTTAGGAAGAAGGGCCAGATATCTCACGTACCTTTTGACCCGGCAGTCCCCATACGAACATACTGGGACCTAGGAATAGGTGACAGTACGGCCATATGGTTTGCTCAATTTGCGGGGAAAGAAATCCATTTAATTAATTATTACGAAAATTCCGGTGAAGGGTTATCTCACTATGCACGCGTTCTGGATGATTACCGTCGAGAAACTGGAGGTGTATACGATCTGCATATCGCTCCACACGACATACAAGTTCGGGAGTTGACGTCAGGAAAGACTCGGCTAGAGACAGCTCGGAAATTAGGGTTGAACTTCCGGGTAGCCCCCAAACTTGGATTAGAAGCAGGGATAGAAAGCGTACGAATGATTCTTTCACGATGCTGGTTTGATGAACGTCGAAGTGATTTAGGTATAAAATGTCTTGAGAACTATCGGAAGACTTACAATGAGAAGTACAAGGTTTATGGGGATCGACCTTTTCACGACTACACGTCTCATGGTGCCGATGCGTTTCGAATGCTTGCAATAACCGAATCAGACTATCGACCCGATCAGGGTGTAGGAGATACTCAATATGAGTTGATGAAGCAGAACTGGGGGTGGAAAGTTTAGCCAATTCTTCTCTTCTCAATTGCTTTTCAATCTTTTCTAAGGTCGTAAAAAGTTCTCTGATTTGTTCTTCCACTTTCTTCACATGAATCCGGTCGTGTTCCAGGCTTATGATTGAGCTTTCCATTGCGTCAAAATCGTGTTCCATTACTTGAGTGTCAATATCGTCGATTAGGGCGTCTAATAGTTTAAGTTTATTCTCTAAGCCTCGACTTTCTATTCCGAAATTGTTCAAATCTGTTAAAATCTTATGCATTCCATTTTCTAAGTGATGTATTCTATCTCTCATAATTTCTATATCTATCATAATTCAATCCTTACCGGTTTATTTACTGGTTTATAATGGAAATTCACGTGGCTGCAATTGATGCTTAAATGTTGAGAATTCATCGGTCCATAACTTTGGCCATAAGCTTCATGAATGTGACCAAAAACATGATATTTTAAATAGACTTTACTTAATCTTTTATCTAAAGACTTTGAACCACAGAATTCTCCATCCATATTTTGATCTAAACAAGCATAGGGCGGTCCATGGGTGATCAAGATATCCGTATTTTCAGGAATCAATTTCCATTTTTTTTCAAGTTCTTTCTCACTGAGCATGAACGCTTTACACTTAGGGTGCACACCGGAGAACCAAGGAGTCCAGGGCGACCCCCAGATCTTTAATCCTTCAAATTCAGTTCCGCTGTCCAACAGGTATTCGTAATCGTTTTCATTATAGTGTTCGATCAATCCCATTCGCAATCCCTCGTATGTAGATAAAGAATGGGACAAGAAGTTATCATGGTTTCCCCCGACGAGAACCTTCTTTCGATACTTCTGAGCCTGGAACCAATCAAAGAACTCCTTCAGTTGGGGAACGGTATCGGAAGCGGTTATGTCCCCGGCAATGATGAGTAAGTCTCCACCTTCGAGTTTCGGGTAAAATCCATGCATGTCCGCAATGCAATCAATTATCATGAAGTTCCTCGTTTTGGTGGCAACCTTTGAATGGTTTAAAGTTCGGACACCATTTATTTACAAAAGCGCAAAATTCTTCTTGGTAAATCTGTTCTGAATCGCAGCCAAAAATATGCTCGGAATCCGAGAGGCTTATTAAATCCTTCAATTCACTTATAAAAGCTTTTTGTCTAGGACAGTCTGTTGTTATCATCTATCTAAAACTCATGATTGTGCAAGCATGTTAAAAATTCCGACTTGAGGGTTGAGGTTCCCAATGCCATACCAAATCTTTAGATAATACCATAGAATTTCTTTTAATTTTCCAGCAATCTTCATTTGGATGTACACGGATTATTTCATATTCATCGCCGTCTTCAAAAACAAATGAAAACTCAGATACATTTAGTTTAAATTTCACCTTGGTTCCCGGGATTTAGTGTGAAGGAATGCGTTTATTTTTTCACGTATTTTCAAGAATTCATCATGCCAGTTTAAGTCTTTCCAGGCAAATCCCCAAGTATCTCGGTCTCCTGTTCGAAGTTCATTAGGAACGATGAATCCCGCTCCGTAGTTGTCAGCGTAGAATTCAAATCCGTTATATAACTTTCCGACAATAAAGGTATTTAAAAGTTTATCTTTGTTGGATTGGCGTCCTTTTTTGGGGTCGTTTATGTACTTTAAAGTATCAGCGTAGTCGGCCGGGTTCTTACAATACGCATGAAGCTGCTTAATTCGCGCTTGCGGGCCCTGTAGCTTCGTATTCGGATGATAGCAGTATGATACCCCTGCCTCAACGATTTTTTCATCATAGCGGCCAAATTGGGCCTTTTGCTTAGGAGACATATCATTCACTGCCTCTAGGCATTTATAAATTTCTGTAGAGGAATTATTATTATTGCCGCCGGCAGGCAGGGGATCAGGAGGCACTGGGATCTCAGGGGGTTCCAATAATAATTCTTCTTGAGATGTTATTTCTTCTATATCTTCTTTCTTATATGACTGACGCTCGGGATCCGGTGCGTCGGGATCCTGTGCTTCAGTATATCGGTAACATTTTTTGAATTTGGGTGTTTCCGAGACAAAATATTTATAAGATTTGAGGTTTTTATACTTTTTGTTGGGAATTTCCTCTCTTTTCATGTAGCCAGCAGCTATGGCCTCATCGAACAATTTATAGGCTTTATCTCTACCAATAAAACTTTTAATATGTTTAGCGACTTGTGCTCTTTTTATCTTCCAACCTTTTTCATTAGTAAGAAGGTAAATCAAGAGCCATCGACAATTCGGGGATATAGTTGCATCTCTTATCAGATCATTTTTAACCATTGTATATGGATTTTGTTGATCATGAGGACATCTTTGTATTGTATCTGTATCTTCATCAACCCCAGATTCTCTTTCTTTTGTTTGATATTTAGTCATTAGAATTATCCTCCCATATCTGTCCTTCTTTTATCAACTCATCTAAAAGAGAATAAAATCGATCAGGAGGAATGTATGGAAAATGTTTATAAAGGTTTTCTTTTTGGATGTTATAAAACAGATTAAGATTGGTTAATATTATGGATTTTTCCAGTCCTATTTTTTCTGCCTCTCGTGAGTCGAAATGATGCATTACTGTGATATGTTTTACAGAAAAGGTCGCATTTTCGAATTCTTTTAATTCTTTTTTTGTGGGTTTTTTGGATGTCATTTAGTGGTTTCCTACTTCTTGAAGTATTTTTGCTTGCAGGAAATCAGACAGTGTGGATAATAGGAGACGTAGTTGTTTCCTATGTATCATCTTGTTCTTGCAAGCATGATCATGAGTTAAGGCCCTATCATCCGTGTTAGGGCCTTTCTTTTTTTGCCCACCTTATCATTTTAAAGATTTCTTTGTCCAAAATTAAATATCGCTTGCCATAAATTCAAAAAAAATATTTACTGCGAATCAAGAGAGTAAACAATTATTTTGAGGCGCAAACGACTTAATGCCAGCAGACTACGACATTGTCTCGGACTTCACGCAAGATTACAACCGCGCCTACATGCTGTTAAATACTTTTTACGCAGAGGCATATCGTGACACCGGCTTCTACCTTGGGAACCAGTGGTCGTTGGAACAGATGCGGTACCTTAATAGTGAGAGACGCAATTCGTTTACTTTCAACAAAATACGAAAAATAATCAACCTGGTTAGTGGGTATCAAAAGGCACATGCGAATTCGAGTATAATTGTGCCGTTTGAGGATTCGAGTGCCGAAACTGCGGAGCAACTGACTGAGCTTCTGCGACATGTGATGCAACCTAATGGATATCGGATCATAAGCGAAGCATTCCTCAGAAGTTTGATTACAGGTGTCGCGTGGGTTTCGCCTTGGGTAGATTACAGAAAAGATTATGTCAATGGTCGCATATCCTTCCACCTTGATAATTGGAACGATGTTATCTGGGATCCCTTCAGCGTACGTGCGGATTTAGAGGACTGTACCTTTGTTGCTAGAAGGAAATATCTTGCTAAGGATGTAATCAAGAGCATGGTTCCTGGTTGCGAGAAAGAAATAGACAGCATGGGATATGGTAACAGGGACGAAAAGTTCACATATGAGCCTTACAGTAGGCAGTGGGGACTCCAGGAGCTTCTAGCCTATAATGAGTACTGGAAACAACGGTACAAGAAGGGCTGGATCATGGTTGACAAGGCTACTGGAGAGCAGAAACCTTGGAAGGGAGACAGAGCCCGACTACAGATGATGCAGAGATTTTTCCCCAACATTGCCGTGATCGAAGGGTACTATAAGACCGTAGAATACAATGTCATCGTGGAAAACCGGCTTCTCTACAGCGGAATGGATCCCTGGGGCATCGGAGAATACCCTTTTGTGCCCTTCTACACAGTCTTCGACGGCTCATACGACCTGTTCCAGTGGAAGATACAGGGCCTCGTAAGACTGCTCAGGGACCCGCAGGAGGAGGCAAATATGAGGCGCTCCAAGCTGCTTGATATAGTCGATTCTCAAATTGGAAGTGGCTGGAAGGTTAAGTCTGGAGCCGTTTCTAATCCGAAGTCGTTGTTTCAGACAGGTCAGGGCCGAGTTATATTTTTCAATCCAGGTTATGAAACCACAGATGCCGAGAGGTTAGATGCTCCTACGATTCCTGAAAGTCTATTTGCGTTGTCGGACACATTCGATAAGGATATGGCTGACATGGTGGATCTCAACAATCTCAACGTGGAAGACACAGACCGGATGAGTGCAGTGCTGTTCCAGATGAAGCAGTCACTAGGAATGATGGGTTTAGGGCCGATATTCGATAATCTACGCGAGTCCCAATACCTTTTAAGTAAGAAAGTTCTCAAGATGATCCAGAACTATACGCCGGAAAAGGTGCAAAGGATCATCAAAACACAGCCCACACCAGAGTTCTATAATAAGACGTTTCTTGAATACGATGTCGATATTGTTGAGAGTGTCATGACTGATACGCAGAAACAACAAGCGTTCTTACAAGCCTGGTCGATGAAGATGGGTGGTGCAGCGGTTCCGGACGAAATGCTTTGGGAACTTTCGCCCTTTCCGATTCAGAAGAAGTTCATGGAGCAAATCCAGCAACAGAACGAACAAGCGAAAGCCGACGCAGAAGCCGAACGACAAGACAAAGAAAGAGTTAACAAACTTCTTGAGGCTAAGACATTTACGGATATATCTCTGGGTGAAGAACGGCTAAGCAGAATTAAATACGATGCGGCTTTGAGTGAAGAACGTCTGGCTGCGGCACAGGAAGAAAGGGCAAGAAGTGTATTGGATATCATTAGGGCAGGGAAAGAGTTCCAAGAGATGGACATCGGGAATGCGCACAAGATCCTGGAAATCATCCGTGGCGTGGAAGAGGAACAGAGATGGGCTGCTGAAGACACTATCGTCCCACAACCGGCAGTGAAGGAAGGCTAGATGCAAGACGGCATAGGGCAAGTCGGAGCCGGGCAAAGCGACATGAGATTAGCGGGGGAAGACCTGCAACACAACCGCCAAAAGCGTACAGGAAATAGAGCCGAACACAGCACACCGATAAGTCAGATAGAAGTGCATGAGGCTTTAATGAACGAGAAACTGTCACATAATGAAGGCAAGAAACAAAGAATAAGCGACTTACAAAGGCATTTACGATGAAAGAACAAAGATGGCCTGGAGATTACGAGACGATAAAACAAGAGTTCCGTAAGTCTTATCGTGAAAGTGAGATGTCGGCACGCGGAAATAACACCGATCTTGGAAACGACTACTTAGCGATGAGGGACGAAGAACCATTAGATCGGTACATGAAGCACGAATTGGAACCATCTGCCTCGATGCAACTGGACACAGTCGGAATGCAGCCGCACGCACGGGAATACCTGGAACGCGACTCCACCGGACTTAGAAGCCGAAGACAGTTCATAACCATTGACGGGCAGAGTATTGACCACACCGAAGGCATTCAGTTTTCCGGTTATCCATGACAGCCTCAATGTTTTCCGGAGAAGGCGGCTTTACTAAGGTCGTCGGCCTAAAAGAAAAGGGCAGACTTCCAGGACCAGCATTCGAGCCCTATAGACAGGCGATGTTCAATAAGCCGAAGAGTGACCTACAAAACATGCAGGAAAATGAACGTAAACAGCACGAGCAGACCTACATTTACGAGAATGGACACAATGACCACGGCCTCGGACAATGAACCTGGAAGATTGGTTAAAGACATTGAGCAATTGTTCTTGATGGTTAAGGACTTACCGCATGAATATCAGCCGATTTTGATTAAGATAGTATTCATTCTAACACAACTGGAGCAGAGATGAACCGAAAAGAAGAGATTAACAGTAAAATTGATGAGGAATTATTGATTTTAGAGCTGAATTTACAAGACGATCATCGGGTAAATACAGAAGTAATTCATGACTGTTTTAAGAGGGTTTTTCGAGTCTTTATGTACATGCGTGAACTAAATGAGGATTGACGATGGGACGGGACAACGGGGAAGGCAGCCTGAATACACTGAAGCCACAGCCCGGACAGACAGCATACTACGACAGGAAGTTCCATCCGCTCCCGGGAGTTTGGGCACAGGAACAAATGGATGGTACGGGGGAGTCAAGTACATTCGAGCAGAGAACACGATCCTATCACCGGACTGGAAAGTCAACCTCGTTACAAAAAGCCCTAGCCGATGAGAGAGCTCAACACACTTACTGGGAGAAATGGCAAGGAGTCACTCCAGGAACTCCAGTATACGAAGACCCAAGAGCCTGGCAGAACACTTTACTCCCCACAGCGAAATACGGTACCGAGGGAAGAGGTTATGGATAGATGAAAGCGAAAACAAAACCTAAGAAGAACGCGCTAGAGAAAGCTCGCAGCGCACTGAAGAAAGCTGAACACGTCCACACCCCGCGTTCGATCAAACAGAAACTAAAGAAAAAGAAAGAAACGAAGAAAGGAGCTTAACATGAAAGAGAATCCATCAGGCCGACAAGGCGGGTTTGAAAGCATGGAGCATTACAACGAACGCAGCCCAATGGTTAGTCATCAATCAGAGACGACCCCAGAGAGCGTAGCGAACGATTGGAATGCAGTCATGATGATGAAAGAGGAAGCAATGGACGAGGCTTACGGTCTGGCTGGAAAGCGTGGATGCGAGAAGTCAAACTCTATGGCGCACTCTCAGTTTAGAGAATACCCTTGGGCCTAACATGCAAACGACACTAATAGGACAGAAACGTAACTCCAACATGCAGGAAATGGGCGAGACGCGGGAACCGATGGCGAGTGATTGCTGGTCGGACGCAAATCGCCTGGCAGAGATGTACGCAAAGAAGATGAATCGAGACTTCTGGGTGCTATTTGCCGCGAAACCTCATCAGAAGATGGACAACGGGATCGTCATGGGCTGGGAGGTCATAGCTAAAAGACCCCCGGCTGCGATGGTTGGCGTAATAGTCTTTAAGTGGATCAATGCAGATAAGCGGCTGATTGTAGAGGCCGACCTGAGTCTTCCCTACGACATACCCTTGAGTGAGATGGAGTTATCCGACAGAAAAGAGGATTTCGTTCCTTCTTTAGCTCAAGCCGCAGAGAAATCGGGGTCAATAATTTTAGCTTAAAAAATTTTTGTTCTTAGTGACAAGTATTTTTTTTAAAGGGCGTAAACCAGTCTGTCGCCGAGACTAAAAGGAACTATGAACGAACTAGATATGTCGCGACCGGGGAATGAATTGTTTCCGGAAGCGCAAGAAGCACAGCCATTCAATTCATACAGAGACGTAAATCAGGATCAAGTCGTCTCAGATCCATATTCGGGCGTAGAAAACGATGTCGCCGGTCAAGGAAGACTCTCTGATAAGGAGATGAACTTTCGAGCATTACGTGAAGAGACAGCCAAACTTCAGTCTGAAAGAGAGTACTGGAAGGGACAGGCAGAAGCATTCAAAACGACACAACAGCAAGCACCAAAAGTCGAAGATCCTACAAGCAAATGGGATGAATCGGACTGGAGCGATGGTGGAAATGTCCGCAGAGCTTTTGAGACGCTAAGGGATGATAACCAGAGACTTAAGCAAGAGTTTCAGGATCAGATCGCAGCCGTCCGGACCGTTGCAAAGCATTCCGACTGGGACAAGATGGTAACTCAGCACGTACCAGAACTAACAAGTAAAAATCCGATATTCGCAGAAATGATCAATCGGGCTAGCAATCCTTACGAGGCAGCTTACTTACTAGCGGAACTGAATTCAAGACAACCTGGAGCGCAACAAAATCCCTCAACGTTTCCGAACAATGAGAACGCCCAGAGAGCACTTAACAACGCCCAGAAGCCCCAGACGTTAAATTCGATTGGCGGCCAAGGTAATTTGAGTTCAGCCGACTACTACGCAAGTATGTCCGACGAAGATTTCATGAAAGTAGCATCGAAAAACATGGCGAATATCTAACCATATAGGTTGATATGCCCATCACAACAACAGCACAAGTCCCTCCAGAAGTGCGGACTTACTTTGACAGGCTTTTGCTCACACTTGCCCGTCCATACTACATCTACGACATGTTTGCCCAGAAGAGGACCATTCCTTTGAACTCTGGTGATCAAATGGTCTTCAGACGCTATTCAACTCTTGCAGCCGCTACCGTACCTATTCAGGATGGAACAACACCTCCAGGAGATAGTCTGAGTGTTACTGACTTTTCTACCCAAATTAAGTGGTACGGAAACTTTGTCACTATTACCGATCAGATACAGTTCACAGTCCAGGATCGAGTCTTAAATGAATCCACAAGGGTACTTTCATTACAATTAGGGCTCACAATCGACACCCTAATTCGAAATATGATGGTCGCTACAGCTTCCTCAATATCTTGTCAGTACGGTATTGACGGCCTAACCCCTACAGAGATAACTACAGCGGACATTAAGAACGCAGTACGTGCTCTGAGACTAGGCAACGCACGATTGATGACCAAACCGATCCAGGGAGAAAACCGTTTTGCGACCTCACCCGTCAGATCAAGTTTTTGGGGATTCATAGATGTCACTTTACAGCCAGACCTAGAGGCATGTGCTGACTTCTTGAGTGCTGCTAACTACCCTAACCCTATGGATGCTCTTGAGGCCGAATGGGGGTCCACAAATAATATCAGATGGTTAATGTCAACGAATGGTTACAACAATGGTGCTTCTACACCTGTTTGGAACTCTATTATAGTCGGACAAGAAGCCTACGGAGTTGTGAAACTGGGATCGAAGGAAGCCGAATTTATTGTTAAGCCTTTAGGTTCTAGCGGCACAAGCGATCCTTTAAACCAAAGAGGCTCAGTGGGTAAAGAGTTAGCTCACTTTAAATTTTCTCTGATTGACATGGAAGTCCAAGCGGATGACATGGCGCAAGCTGAATATCTTTTAGCAGCGTAAACGACTAAGTGAGAAAACCCGGAAACGGGAAGCGATAGTCTGAACTCTACGTATATATGAAGGTAGAGAGGTTGATCCGAAGAGGTTGGCCCGCCAGAAATGGTCAGTAAGCGAAAGCCGAAGTAACAGAATGTACAAGTATCCTTTTGCGACCAGACTCTTGAATGACAACTGGATCACACGCCTCTTGTCTACACAGAATCTATAACGAATAGGAGAAAATAACATGCAATATAGACACGGTATTATTCACAGCACAGGAGCCGCCGTCAGTTTGATGCTCGGCTTCGTGCCTGACAAGTTCGAGGTATACAACTACACAGTCCTGGGAAATGGTTCTGGTGGTACAGGTGTAGGTTATTCCCTCTGGCTTAAAGGAGCGGTTCCTAGTGGAAATGCTCTGATCAATACTTACACAACAGGAGCACCAGTCACCACACTCATCACGTCAAACGGATTTACACCGGTGGTATTGGGAGCAGACTGGCAGAACACGATCTACACCATCACGGGTATTTCGAACGCGAATCCAGGCATTGTGACCGTCGACCCAGTCAACCCGACCAACTCTATGGTTCTGGTTAACGGAATGACAGTGACTATCTCTGGTGTAAAAGGAATGACTGGTCTTAACACCAACCGTTTCATTGTTACCTCCATCAGCGGGGCAACAGGCAGTCAGACATTCGCTCTATACGACACTTTTGGTAACCCAGTAAACACAACAGCTTTAGGTACTTACGTATCGGGTGGTGAATTGGATGTGATCTCGTATCCTCCAACAGCTCCAATTCTCGATCCCGTTACCGGCCAAGTTATTACACCGGGAATGCCAGCAGGTCTTCAGTACGACATTGGTTTTGCAGGAATCACTCTAGGTACAGGCGTTGTGGGAGCAAACACAAACGTTCTGTGGTGGAATGCGTTCTTGGAAACACCGACAGGCTACTAAACCATTGAGAGGGACTTAAAACGTCCTTCTCTTCCTTTGAGGTTACATGAATTCATTAATAGGATTTCCATTAGGAACTATTTATCAGATCACGAATATCACTCGAGGATTTCCAGGAGTGGTCACTTTGTCCAGCGTGGCACTGCCTTACTCCTTCCCCATAGAACTCGGTATGACGGTAACGATCTCCGGTGTTAAGGGGATGCTAAAAGTGAACGACAACAGATACATAGTCGCTAATTTTAATTCTGAAGCGATGACATTCCAGCTTTACGACCTCAAATTCAATCCAGTTAACACAACATCATTTCAGCCCTACATCAGCGGTGGACAAGTGAACATCATTTCGTATGTGTCACCTCCCGCTCAACCTCCTGGGCTTATGTACAACAATCAAAAGGTCCCCAATGGCATTCAATAAAAAAGAAAAGAAAATCCCTGTCGAAGAACTGCAAGAGAACTTCCTGACGGGTGCAATGGACGAGCCGATCGAGAAAACGAAAAAAGAGCTTCAGGTCGGAGAAGTCGTAGTTGCAAAAGGAATCCCGCATATGGAAAAGATCATCTTCCGTAATCAGCGCGATCCTGGACATGACCTCGAATTCCACTATAGCTCTAAAACGCATCCATTTAAGCAATACAAGCTCGTAGACGGTCAGACCTATGATCTCCCATGGGAAGTCATTCGTAACCTTGAGGGCTGCCGTGAGAACATAGAGAAGTACAAGCGCAACGACTCAGGGCTTCCGACGATCTACGTTGCTGGTTATCGTACGCACTTCGTATGTGAGAGGGCTGCATAATGGCGAATTTCACTGGCGTTATCTGGAATCTACAGAGCATTATCTCCGAGTTCAGAGGGATTACTGGGCTTCCTGATCCGTCCATGTATTCCGACCAACAATGCACCAACCTCATCAATTACTTCTATCAATTCGTGTTGCCCAAGGAGCTTAAAATCTTCTGGGGCTACACATACCATTCATTCTATACAACCCCTCATGTCGATCAGTATCTTGCGCCAACGACCTTCCAAACATTAAATCCTGGGGTCTATTGCGACGGCTTCCCGATGGAGTGGTACTTAGATCCGGATAACTTCTATTCAGACTATCCTCAGCAAACGAACAAAACGGTGGTCGCTCAGGGAACGGGCACTTTATTTCCTTTGACCTTTCAAATACCGGCCTTTCCAGTTTTAGCAAGGAGCGTTTATGTTACTGATGGAATCCAAATCGCACAAGACAACGGAGCCGGAGGGTTTGTTAATCCTCTTAATAATTACGCTCCTCTTACAGGTACTATTAACTATGCAAGTGGCGTAGTTTCTGGATTACTTTTCCCTGTCGCTCCTGATTTAAATGCGAACATTGTCCAGACTTCCCAAACATACATGCCCGCGCGTCCTAGAGGTATCCTGTTTTTCCCAACGCATCTTCTCCCTAACGCCGATGGACCAAGTTCAATTCCTCCTCCCCCTCCGACGACTTTAGCCACACGCGACTCAGTGAATATGTTCGTTGTTCGTCCAGTTCCCGGAGAAGTACATCTGATCAAAATGCAGGGTATTCAGATCCCAGCTCCGATGATCAACTACACAGACGTTCCTTTCCGTCCAGACCTAGGACCATTGATCGCATTAGGCGCGGCATTACACAGGTTTAAACTCTTCAACCAGATGGACCAGTACGACCAATACATGCCCGAGTTCTTAAGATTCAAGGACGTAAGTATGCAGGACACGTACGAAGAACTTATTTACACACGCTCAACACCAACATTCTAGGAGCAGTATGGCCTATTTAGAAAACATCCCGCAGCCGAGTGATCAGATTGCTTCCTCGCAGCCGGAGATACTTGGAAACTTTCAATACATTCAGTCCACGATGCAAGTAGACCACGCGTGGGACGGTAGCGGCATTTCCCCGAGTATAGACGGAACTCATCAGACGCTTTCGATGCCGAACCAGGCTGTGGATATAACATCTTTAGGTGCAACTGGATGCGCTTTGATTGGGTACGCTCTCGCGGGCAATCTATACACATGGAATGGCGCAAAGAACCCAGTGTCCGGAGTGTCTTACTTTAATGCCGCACAAGCCTTAACCACTACAGCATCCTTAATCATTACAGTTCCCTCGGCATGTATCGGCATTATAATGTTCGTACTTACAGCATCTGGAACTATCCAATATTTTCCGTTCTTGAGTGCCGGCGGCCAGGTCTATCTTCCAAGTAATCCTATATCTCCCCCCCCCGGAACTGTTCTTGTGACTCTAACGACACCTTTACCATCCTTGAACATAAATGCAAAGTTGTCCGCATCTACAGCTCCTCAGAATGCCATCGTTAAATCAATCTACTGGCCGATATAATGCCTAGAGAATATCAAGCTTTTCCCATATCCAACTTCCGTACCGGGTTTGACGAAGCAGTTGAACCTTGGTTGCTCCCTCGCGATGCCTATCAGGTAATGTTGAATGCCCATCTTTACCGCGGGGTTCTTGAAAAGGTGGAGGGATACCAACTCTTCGCGGAAATGAGCAACAGAACGCAGATGGCACTTTCTCCTGCACCAAATGGCACGACAACGACATTCACGGGAACGCTCACATCTAAGCCGACAACATCCAACTTCTTTGTTTACGGAACTTTAGTTGCTGGTGTTTCAGCTCAGACCTTAACATACTCGACAGATGGCACACCTCCGATCATTAATTTAGCTGGAGGTGTCGGAACAACAGGAACCGTAAACCTTACGACGTTAGCGGTTTCTGTAACGTTTGCCACACCTCCTCCTTCGGGAATGTACAGCACAGTCTTTATCGAATGGGACAGTGCACCGGCAACGAAGACAGCAATCATGGGAATCAAGCAGTACTACACCGACACAGGCACGCAAGAAGTAATGGTGTTCGACCAAAGACGCATGGGTATCGTTGGAAACAACATGGGAATACTTGCTTCGCCTCCTAACGCGTTACAGTACATCGCAGAAGTCCCTCACGACTACTACCAAGCTGCGGTCATTACAGGAAACGGTAGCACTACCACCTTCACCGGAACACTTCATACCAATATTGTCCCGGGAACAGTTCGATTTTATCAGTTCGCAGCAACCACAGCCATTCCGACACCACCTTTCTCTCCGACAAACCCTAGTGGCAACCTTATCTTGGACAACGGAGTAGGCGGCCTTTCTGGTGACATTGGTATCAACGGAACTCCAAATCCAGTCACAGGAACTATTAACTATACGACTGGAGATTATACACTTACATTCACAACAGCTCCCTTAACCGGGAACAGATTCGATGCAACAAGCGGGATATATGGCGACCTTTTTACTGGTTCTATTAGTAATTTCTTCTCTGTGGTTAATTACCTTTATAATGCTTTTTTTACTAATGGAGTGAATCCGATCTTCTATTACGACGGAACGGTCATTCATTACCTTAACACAAGCCTGGAACACCAATTCACCACAGCATCAAGCGGAGCTCCAAACAACTACAACTTAACGACTTGTCTTCACGTAACAGTCAATCGCTCACGACTTTTACTCCTCTCTCCGACGCTTCGTAACGTTGGAAAGCTCGTGAACTTCATCTACTGGTCTGCGGTATTTGACCCCTTCGACTTTACGGACGATTTCAACCTTCCAGCCCCGACGAGCCAGCCCATACGCGCCTTCGGGTACATCAATACAGATCTTATTGTACGGTTCTCTTCTTCAGAAAGATGCTTTAGGTACACAGGAGACGCATTCGATCCTTGGCGTTGGGACAGCACTAACAATATCTGGGATTGCGACACATCCTACTCGACAATTAACTACGACACTTGGTTCTCAACGGTCGGAAAGCCAGGGATTGTGGGATCGGACGGAGTGAACATCAAGCGCGTGGACGAGATCTTGCCGGACTTTACAGACCCTACACGACTGTCCCAGCAAGTTCCAGTCCCGTTCATCAGTCAGACGAGTATCCAGCAATGCTATGGAGAAAGATTCGACGATGTCAAGGAGGGTTGGCTGTGCTATAATTCTGGCTTGGCTGAAACGAGTGTGGTTGCGTCAGATAACGTGCTGGCGTTCAATTACATCGATGAAACTTATGCGATTTACCAGTTCCCTCTTAGTTGTCTTGGATACGGCACAGTCACAAACGGTCAGACCTGGGCGCAGACTCTAACTACGTGGGAGGAAACACCGAATACATGGCAATCATACTACTGGCAGAAGAACGCGCTTACGACTCTTGGTGGCGATCAATACGATAGGGTGTACGCTTTGAATCAGGGAAACACTTTAACCCTTCCCGGTGATGCGACTACTACACCTTACCCCGTACTTTTCAATGTAATCTCCAAGAACTTCAACCCTTTCATTGAGGAAGGACAACTTGCCCGTCTCGGCTACATCGATCTGTATGTATCTGCGTTTCAGACATCTACGCTTCGTGTTCAGTTCTACGTCAACGATCAGCTTGGGGTGGACAGCAATGGAACTCCAATCGGTTACTACCAGGAAAACATCTTAGTCTTCACACCGACAGACCCTTTAAGTCCGACGAAGCAGCAAACCAAAGTCTGGAAGCGCATCTACGTAGGATCAATTGCACAGACACACACTATACGTTTTTACCAGCACATAGATGACTTCAGCACGAACATAGAGCAGCCGATTTACATCCATGCTATGGTACTGTACATGAAACCCGCAGGAAGGATTTTCCAATGAAGCATAAGATATTTACTCTTTATGAATATTTCCCTGGAGAAAACTCAAAAGGAGAATACGTGGATGAAAAGCGTCGGATATATACGTTTTACAATTACAATGCAGCCTATGAAGTGATGCTCTGTATCCAGAAGAACGACGAATTGGACAGAGCTATAGGGATCGAGGAACATGAAATTACAACCTAACTTTAGCTGGCAGAAGTACTTAGATAATGAAGAAGATTCAAAAGACCAGTTTCAATTCCAGCTTCAGTCCCAACACAAACTCGTAGCAAACGCAATAAACGCAACCATCGACGACATAAGTTACTGGACAATAGAAAAACCCACAGGAGAGACATGGATAGATCAGAACCAGATATTCACGAAGACCCTCACTGGGATCATAGTAGGTTCCATTGCGACACCATACCCGATTGGCTCGACGATGCTGAATCTTGTGAGTATGACCGGGATTATGCAAGATACAGTTCCAATGACTTCTATGGGGATGCCTTTGCCGTTTATTAACTCCAGTAACCAGAACGTCGGCATCTACACGAGTCCTACGACGGTGACAGTTGACGCTTTCGACGGAACCTGGACTGGCTACACCTTCTACATCACCCTTAAATACACCAAACAACGAGGCAATAATGGCAGCACCTAAAGTAACGCAAGCCACATTAAAAACACCGGAACAGACACAATTGATGAAGCTTATCACGGATGCGCTTACCTCAGGATCAGGACCTCTCGCGGATATCTTCGGACAGTTCAATGAGGGAGAGTTCCAGAAAGGCGTCGTTCAGCCAGGACTTAAGAACTTCACAGAGAACATCTTACCGCAACTTCAGGAACAGTACGTCAGTCGGAATCAGGTCGGTGGAAGCGGCCAAGCAAGAGCGCAACTGAAGGCCGGCACCGATCTACAGTCGCAATTCGATGCACTGAGATATGGCGCACAGAACCAACAGAAGCAGAACAGGATCTCTGGGGCACAAAACGCAATAAGTCAGAACACATTCGATAACATCGTGGAGGAGAAGCAGCCTAAGTCCTCGATTTGGGAAAGCATTCTTCCGGGACTGGTTACTACAGCCGCAGGATTCGCAGGAGGTCCAGGAGGGGCTGCACTCGTCAATGGACTATTCGGGGTAGGTAAGGCAACTGCGGGCGCGAAACAACCTAATGCAACGGCGGTGGGGTAATGGCGACAGTAATTCAGGTACCAAGAAAAGGCGAAGGGCTCAAGCAGGCGATCGGCCAGGGCATAGGGAACTTCGTTCAGAAGACCGCCGAGGGCTATCAGACCCGAGCCGACGAGATGGCGTTACAGAAAGCCGTCAGCGACTTAGGCCCGAAGGCCAGTCCGCAAGAAGTTCTGAAGGCCATTACGGGCACGCACACGTACAGCCCTGCGGCGAAGCAGAACGCACTGAAGAACTATGTGGGCATTGCTGAGTACGAAGATGCGAAAGCCAAGAGACAGGCGGTAGAAGAACAGAATAATATTAAGAATGCTCAGAGAGATCG